GTAGAAGCACAAAACTTCTTTTTAAATTAATGGCAAATAGTTTTATAAATAAAAAAGTAGATTTAACGACAACAGATCTAACGACACTGTATACAGTGCCTAGTTTCAAAGCTGCTGTTGTAAAATCATTGTTAGTATCTGAGGATGCTGGATCAGGGTCTACTATAACTATAACACTGGTAAATTCTAGTGGTGCTATATTTAATTTATTTAAAGATAAATCAATAGGATCTAAAGTAACAACAGAACTTTTAACAAATCCTCTTGTAATGGAGGAAAGTGAAGTATTAAAAGTACAAGCTGCTGACGCGAACGAGCTGCACGTCATAGCTTCAATATTAGAAATACAGCCGCGAGAGGTAACAACATAGTGAAAGACATACCAATAATAGAACCAAAAGAAGTTATAACAACAATAACAAATATGAAAACAGGTGAACAATATAAGGATGATAATGACTGGAAATCAAAGGGAATTCCAGAGTCTGACATAAGAAAAGACGTAAGGGTTATCATGCCAAGTCTTGATTTATTTGGAGAAACAAAATAGAATAGAACGATGGCGATTTCAAGAATGCAACAACCCAGACAGAACTACGGATTAGGAAGCTTTGTTAAAAAAGTTACCAGAAAAGTAACTAAACCATTTACAAAACTTGCTAAAAAATTAGTTCCAAAAGAAATAGCAGGTGTCATGAGAGCAGCTGCACCTTTTTTACCACCAGGGTACAGAGAGGCAGCATACTTATTGGGTACAGCAAAACAAACAGGTAGAATTAGTCCTATAGATTTAGCGTTAACTGCTGCTCCTACGTTTTTTGATAAAACACAAACAGGACAAAATTTAGCTAGACAATTTAAAACATCAAAAGCAGGAGAATTTTTATTTGGAAGGGGCCCTATGGATTATGGGGAAGTACCAACACGAGGACTTATAGGACAAGGTGGAGAAATGTTTCAATTAGGTAAAGGAATTTTACCTGGCACAGGATCTCCACAAGATTTTGGAATATTGGATACAAAAGCAGGAGAATTTTTATTGGGTGGCAAAGAAGCAGGAACATTTAGTAAATCTAAAGTTGCTGGTTTAGGTGTTGGTGTATTATCATTAGTTGCATCTGCTAAAACACCACAAGAAGCAGGAACAGCGTTAGCTAATCAAACAGGAAACTCCGATGACTATGAAAGAGGTTATCAATTATTCTCACAATTAAAACCAGAATTATTTGAAGTACCAGAACAATTTAGAATGCCTGTCAAAGATGGTGGTAGAATAGGATTTAAAGAAGGAACAAGAAGACGTGGTGGTCTTGGAAGTATGGGACCAGACATGGCTGTTGATCGAAAACCAGATTTTTTTGAAGATTTATTTTTAAACAGAGCAGGTGGCGGTGGTAAAGATTACATGATGCCTATGGAAGCTAGCGAAAGAAAAGATTTAAACGAATTCTTTATTCTTGGTGGTGACGATATGAAAAAAGCTAAAGAGATAGAAGCTGAAAGAATATTTCCAATTTTACAAGACAAAACTATGCAAATAATAGATGTAGTTTTAGACATGCCTGAAAGTGAGGAAAGAGAAAAAATATTATATGATATAAATCATGGTCATTTAGATAACGCAGAAGGCACTGGAATGACAAAAGTTGCAAACGCAAGATATGAGACTATTCAAAAATACGGATACCTTCTTGATAAACCAGGAGCAGGAGGTTTAGGATCTATGATGCCTAGAAAAGCTGAAAAAGCAGATGGTGGTTTGATGAGAACTAACTTTGCAATGGGTAGTGATGATGATCCAAAACCATTACCAGAAGATCCAACAAAACCAGTAAATCCTTTTGCACCAAAACCAATTAAACCACTAGGTGACATGAGAATGGCTGATGTTAGTTATTCTAGAAAAGAAAGAGCTCAAATGTTAGCGGATGAATTAGCTGAAGAAGAATTTGGCATGGATTTTTATGATCTTGATATACGAACACAAATGAAAATATATCAAATAGCATTAGATATGATTGATGAAGGAGGTGGTAATGCTATGGG